TCTCATTTTCTTTGTTGCCATGTCCCACTTCAATTGGCTTACCCGATCTTTCATGGTAATGCCTTGTAAATGATCCCATTCATGTAAAAAACATTTTGCTGTGTAGCCATCGATCTTTACACTTTTCTCTTCAAGATTTTCATCAAACCATTTAGCAAGTATTTCTGTAGGACGTTTAACTTTTACATACATTCCTGGAAAACTTAAACACCCTTCTATTTCTACAGAAGTATCTTCAGTGTGTTGTAGTATCTCTGGGTTAATGCACATTGTACAGTTTTCTACTTTGTCGCCCATTACAAATACTTGTGCATCTAAACCTACTTGGTTAGCACTTAGGCCAATACCGTTGTTGTCTAGCATAACTTCTACCATTTGCTTTTTAAGTTCAATAGGATCAAAGCCCGGGTCTTCAATGTTTACTTGAGATACCTTTGTGTTTAAGATCTTGTTTGGATATTTTATTAATTTCATAAGTTACTTTCCTTTGCTACGTTCTTAGCTAGTGCAACATCTGTTACTTGCCGCTTAAATCTCATTGACCAATGTTGTGGATTAATAATATTATATATTAACTCTAGTTGTTCGTCGTTTAGTTTGCTTAACATTTCCTTGCCGCTTCTGCAATTAAGCAATAACCAAGGACTAATCTTTCCATCTTTAATATGCCATACTGCTCTGTTTAAGCTAACATGTGCAAAGTAATGATTCCAAGGAGCACTCTTATCTTCAGACCATTCAACCATAGTATTAACACTACGTTCAAGTGCAGTTTCTACACCTTCTTTTTTAATTAATTCAGTTGCATACTTTTCGTACATCTCTTCTCTGCACCAGTGGTCAAGTTTAACTCCGCTAGTTACAACATAGTCAACATACTTCTCTGGATACAACGGCTTTACGTTACTAACAAAACTGCCAAACTTTACAAATGCATTATAGTAAACTGACTTACAAAACTCTTCATAAGTTTTGTTTTTCTTTGCGCCTGCACTTAGTTTGTAAAACTGATTAAATGCATACATGCCTAGCTGTACTCGCCTCTCACCTTTTTGTAGTGCTCTACGTTTTGGCTGACACATGTGTACTGCAAGAGTTTTTTCTCTTGAGTAACCTGTTTTACAATATTCGCATACATAAGGTTTATCGGCCATGATGTGCTCTATCTGTTAGTCCTGCTTCTTCTAGTTCAAACTGTATCAACTTCCAGTTATGAAGTGTATCAAGTAAGTCTTCCGCCTGCTGTACATATTGTAACATCTCTTTTGTAATTTTAACACCACATTGGCGAAGATACTCTAAATGATGTGCAGGAGTATAATGATGATCCTCTTCTTTCTGAAATGTATTTGATTGTGGTCTAACGTTTAAAAACTTTTTAAACGGAATTTTAAAATCTTGTGCAATACTTAACGGTGGCAATTTGCCAACTTTAAAGTCTGATCCAAACATTTTATATTTAATATTATGCTGAGCAAGATAAGCCGTTGTCAATTGGATATAGTTTTCACTGAACATCTGATATGATTCTTCGCAGAATGCATGTCTGTTAATAACTTGTTGTACTTGATCATGATCGTGTGCTAAGTTGCCACCTCGATACCAGCCTACTCGTATTCCGTCAGGTCCTTTAACTTCGCGATGATAATCAAAGCGGTTAGGGTATGTCCATTGAATAATAAGTTCATCTAATGGATGCATGCAATCAACAATTGCTATAACTCGATTCATTATAGCAAAGTTACCAATTCCGGGGATGCCCCAGTTATAATGTTTATCATAGGCCTTGCCTAGTATGTCAGCATACGTGGGCCAAACATATCTAGTGTGTGAACATCCAACACTGTACAATGTACTCAAAACTTAATTCCTTCTATGCCATGTTCTTCAGCAAGTGCTTTAAGTTCTTTCTTAGTACTCATATTAGCAAGCATATCAATCTCATTTAATTTCATATTAGGATGTATTTGCGTTAGTAACTTAACTGCGGCATTATTGTTTCCTGCTTTTTTCTTAAATCCAACATACGGATGAAACATTATTTTACCAGTTGCGCCAGACATACAAAGCAACTGCCACATTAACTGCTGGTGCCCATTTTCTTTACCAACACCAATTGTATTAAAGTGTTTGTTGTAATATTCATTAGTTTTAAACACAGCAAGTTCTTGTGTATCACGAGAACCTTTTACTGAACTAACATACCTGTTAAGCAACCAGAAACTAACTTGCTTCCGTTCCTCTTCAGAAAGTTCTTTCCACACACTCTTTGCGTTCATATCAACTGCTGCCAATATATCTTTTATTGGGAGTTTAGGTTGTGCCATGTGTCTACGTCCTCAGGTGAATTAATCTCTACTCCATTAAAGTATACACTCGAACAGCCAATAGGCCAACCAGCTTTTAACCAGCGTAGTTGTTCAAGTTTTTCTACACTTTCTTCTACTTCAACTTTCATCTTTAGATATCGGGCTAGTGCAGTACGTTTGTAACCGTAAACTCCTAAGTGCCATTCTCCGTATCCGGTCATGCCTCTACCAAACCATAGAGCTTGGTCGCCAGCACGTACCATCTTAACTGAGTTAGGATCGTTTTGCATTTGTTCAGGCATTGGTGTAAAAACTGTAGTTATAGGATAGTCTTCTAACTTTGCAATACAATTTTCAATTAGTGCTAGGGTAACATCTGGCATGTCGCCTTGTACATTTATAAATTGATCAAAGTCTGAAAAGAAGTCATTCTGTATAGCGCCGGCGCATCGTTCTGTACCGTTTTCATATTCTGCTTGATCGATCCAACAATTGTTAGCATTGAACAAATCAAAAATGCGCAAGTCGTCAGTAAGTACATATGTTGGTATCTTAGACGCAACACAAGCGTCATACACACGTTTAATCATAGGCACCCCATCTAACATAGCTAAGGGCTTACCTGGAAAGCGTGTGCTTTCGTATCTAGCCGGTATAAGAATTGCTGTCTTACTCATCCTACTACTACCTTGTTGATTGCAACTATGTCTGCTACTACACTTTCAAAGTCATCTAAGCGTAACATATTTGGACCGTCACTAGGTGCGTTGTCTGGATTAGGATGCGTTTCTATAAAGAACGATGAAATACCAAGAGCACTACCAGCGCGAGCCATGCCAGGAACGTAGTCACGATTACCGCCTGACGATCCGCCAAGTCCGCCCGGTTTCTGTACAGCATGTGTGCAATCGAACACCACTGGCTCGCTAAAATTATCCAACATATATTGTAGACCAGTGAAGTCGACAACCAATGTGTTATATCCAAAACTTGTTCCTCTCTCTGTAATCCAAACTTCTTTAGCACCTTCTGCTTTAGTTAATATACCAGCCATATCCCAAGGTGCTAGGAACTGTCCTTTTTTAATATTAACAATCTTATCTGTAGCACATGCCGCTTGTAACAAGTCAGTTTGCCTACAAAGGAACGCAGGTATTTGTAATACATCTACACAATCATTAAAGTAAGTTGTAATTATTTCAATCTGTTCAATGTCATGTACATCTGTTAGTGTCTTGACGCCGTATACTTCTTTAATTAATTTAAAGTCATTTAGAGTATTAGCAAGTCCTACACCTCGCTTATTACCTAAGCTAGATCTATTTGCTTTATCAAAACTTGCTTTAAAAATATATTCAACACCATATTTGTCGCATACTTCTTTGCATCGTTGTGCGATATGTGATGACTGACTTAATGACTCATGCTGGCATGGTCCTGCTATAATTCTCATTTTTTTTTTCGTTCCCTACGTGCTTTAGCGTATTCATTTTCTGTACGAGTGTCTACAGCTTCTTTAGTTGATTTGCGCTTTGCTCTTGCAACTTCGCTTTTTCGTACACGCTCACCTTTCGGTGAGGATACTTGACTTTCGTCCAGTGGGTCGTGAAATTCTGTTTCTTTATCTGACATTTATTTTTTCCTTTTGTTATCTAGGAGCAAACTCTTGTTGTAGTTTGATGTTATCAAAGAACTCTTTCTTTGTACCTACATCATCTTTAAATGCACCTTTAAGTACAGTTGTTTGTGTTAAACTACTGTGTGCCATAATTCCTCTGTTCTCACAACAACCGTGTGTTGCTTGAATGTAAACACCTAAGTGTTCTGCACTAGTTGCTTTCTGTATTTCACGAGCAACGTCATTTGCAAGTTCTTCTTGTAGTGTACCCCGTCTAGCACACCATTGTGCAATACGTGTGTACTTACTAAGTCCAATAAGTTTGTCACTAGCAATAATACCAATGTATGCAACGCCTGCTACTGGCTGGTGATGATGCGAACACATACTTCTAAGTTCACTACGTACTACTAGCATGCCATCATACCGATCATCGCTATCATTTGGAAATGCTGTTGCGTTAGGCATAGCATCATAACGTCCTGCCATAATCTCATTAAAGTACATTTTAGCAAGTCGCTTTGCTGTACCTTTACTATTAGGATCGTTATACCGATCAATTACAAGTGCATCGAGTACACCTTGAAATGCTGTAGTTGCGTTATTAATAAGTTCTTCTTTATCGCCTTCTTCCAACACTTCA